ACAATTGGTGGATAATATGAGTCATAACGATACAATTTGCAAGGGAAAATTAGTGTGTCATTTTGACACAGACATATTGTAAAACAGTGAAAGAACAATGCCTTTTAAGAAGAATGATCCAAATATCAATAGAAAAGGTCGTCCCAAGGTTGGGGATAGTATAAATGACCGTATAAGGAAATTCTTTGATGAAACTGAAGAAGACGAAGAATCTAGTAAAAAGTGTAAAAGGATTGATTTACTTATTAAAGAACTTTGGAAGTGCGGTAAAAAGGGTGATTTTCAAGCGTTACGATATTTGACAGATAGATTGGGTGGTCGGCCAACTGAAAAGGTTGAAGTATCAGGTGATGAAGATAGACCGATTGGGATTGTGTTTTTACCGCAAAGGCTCACACCCGATGAGTGGATGAATGAACAAGGAAATAGAGAAAGTATGGACTCCACAACCGAAACAGAGGATAGCGCTTGAATGCCCCGCAGATGAACTTTTCTACGGGGGCGCAAAAGGCGGTGGAAAGTCAGACTTCTTGCTTGCTGATTTCCTAAGAGGTCTCCATTATGGTGAGAAGCATCGTGGGATATTGTTTCGGAAGACATATACTGAACTTGAGGAACTACAGGCAAGGGCATACGAGATATATCCGAAACTTGGTGCAGAGTTTATTGGATCTTCTGCAAGCAAGGGTACCAGAATGTGGCATTTCCCAAACGGTGCTACTCTGCGATTAAGATATTTGGAGCGATATGATGACGTGCATGGATATCAAGGACATCAATATACGTGGATGGGATTCGATGAGCTTACCAACTGGCCCGATGATCGGTGCTATGTGTGGATGCTCTCTTGCTTACGATCACCAAAGGGTATACCCGTTTCCGTGCGGGCAAGTGGAAACCCTGGTAATGTTGGACACGCTTGGGTCAAACAGCGATTTATTGACAATGCGATCCCGATGAAGCTGTACTATGACGAAGACATGAAGATGACACATACTTTTATTCCTGCGAAGCTCGATGACAATCTCATTCTCATGGAGAAAGACCCTGGGTACGAGCGCAGACTCAAGGCATTGCCGGAGCATTTATACAGAGCTTATCGTAACGGTGATTGGGATATATTCGCAGGGCAGGCGTTTGAAGAGTTTAGTCGAGATAAACACATTGTTCCACCGACTTCAATAGACCCATCATGGCGAAGGTTTACCTCGTTTGATTGGGGCTATACTCGACCGTATTCAATCGGATGGTGGGCTGTGACGCATGAGGGAAGGTTGATACGATACCGTGAGATGTACGGATGTGCATATGATGAGATAACCGGCAGACCGAAACGTGATGTGGGGAATAAAAAGCCGGCATCAGTACTAGCCAAAGAAGCATGGGATATAAGCGTTGCCGAGGGCTGTACCGATATGGTTGCCGATCCATCAATATGGACCAATGCGAAAATCACCGAGGGCGATAGATCGATTGCTGAAGTGTTTGAATCAGTTGGCTGGAACATGGTCAAAGCTAACAATGACAGAGTGTCGGGCCTTGCCCGTGTGCATGACTACCTCAAGGGTATTGCGAGTGACGGACGACCTTTGATGCTGGTATTTAACACGTGTTACGCTTGGATACGTACGATCCCAGTGTTGGTGGTAGATGAGAAGAAGCCAGAGGATTTGGATACCACGGGGGAAGATCATTGCTATGATGAAACACGATACGCCGTAATGTCAAACTTTACGGGGATTCAGCGTGAAGCACATGAGCCGCTGGGTATTTATGATTCAATCGCAGACGAAGAAGCAAACCAGCGATATAACTATTTAACAGGGGTGTTGGAGTGACAATCGCATTCTGTATACCAGGCAAAGCACAGTCAATGGAGTTTACTGAAAGCTGGACTAATCTCGTTGTCTATATGGTAAAGCGAAACATCGATTTCTATCTACACCAGTACTACTCCGCGGATATATATGATTGCCGTAATAATCTGGTAACAGAAGAGGCGCATATCCCGTGGGAGATGATGCCTGTATTTCTCGGTAAGCCCTATGATTATATGATGTGGATAGACAGCGACATCGGATTTAAACCGGAAGACGTGATGAAACTGGTCAATACGGGTCAAGACGTTATCTCCGGCGTGTGTCCGATGGGGCCGACAATGCGTTGTCCCGCGGGGCGGTTCGGATACGATGAATATGGACAACCATCTTTAGACTATATCAGTATCGCAGAACTTGATAATGTCGATCAGGATACATTAATACCCGTGGAGTTTGCAGGCTACGGTTTTATTGCCGTTAAGCAAGGCGTATTCGAGGCAATGGAGTATCCGTGGTTTAGGACAACTATACGTAAGCACGCAGGAAGGGAAGTGAATCCTTCTGAAGATTTGGGCTGGTGCATACGGGCAAGAGAGAAAGGTTTTAAAGTGTGGCTGTATCCGGGCGTAAGATTGACACACAATAAAGAACTTTGTTTAAGGGCGGAATAATGGCAAAGAAAAAGTTTTTAGAAACAATATGGCGGTTTCCGTACAACAGGGGCAAGGCGAAACGTAACATCGGCGGGACTACGTATTACTCGAATAAACGGCGGAAGAAAAAGTAATGGAAGAAATCAGTTTAGCAAAGAAAGTACGGGCAATGCAAAAGAAATTGGCCGAGATACGCCAACCGTATGAGGCTGATTTGGAGAATATCGCAAAGTATGTATTCTATCGCAGAGAGTTTTTTGACTTGAAAAGCCAGCAAGGGCAGAGTATCGCACGCACTAAGTATGACGGCACGGCAAATCAGGCGGCAAACAATCTGGTATATGGATTTCAAGGCAATATAGTAAGCAGGTCCATTGAGTGGATAGACTTGGAGTTTGTCAATAAGGATCTCGAAAACTACGAAGAAGCGATGATATGGCTCGAAGACTGGATACAGTATTTATACGAGGTATTCAAGAAAACAAACTTTTACGATACCATCAATGACAACCTGACCGATGCAATAGGATTCGGCACGCCATGTTTTTACTGCGAGAATGACGATAAACGCAACCAGATAGTATACAGCGAACGCCACCCTATAGAGATATATGTATCGCTCAATAGATATGGTGAATATGACACTGTGTTCAGGCGATACAAGATGGCAGCACGGGAGATTGTGAAGCAGTTCAATGAAAAAAATATCAGCGATGCGGTAAAGAATGATGCAGAGAAATCACAATCAATGTACAACGAGCATGTCATTATTCATGGTGTGTTCCCCAACGAAGATAAGGTTGTCGGGAGCAAGATGAGCAAAGACAAACAGTACAGGTCGGTATACATCGAGGAAGAAGCATCCAATGAAGATATAACACTGAGCGATGGCGGATATGGCGAGAACCCATATATCGTATGGGCGTGGGATAGAAACCCCACTGAATGGTATGGGCGGTCTCCTTCGCATAATGCGTTGCCTGAAATATTAACCCTGAATCAGCTTACCAAAGCGATACTTGAGGCCACTGAGAAAACTGTCAATCCACCGATGTATGTTCCCAGCGTGGGGCGGGGTAAGATTCACAACTATCCTGGCGGATACTATTTTTATGAGAATTATGAGAAAGAGAAACACGAGCCGATCATACAGGGCATTCAACTGCCGACTTCCAAAGAAGAGCGTGATGCGATAGAAGAGAAGATTCGAGGATACTATTTCAACGATTTCTTTCTTATACTCGGCCAGTTATTACAAAAAGAGAAAACGGCAACAGAGGTATTGGAGATTCAAGGCGAGAAGGCGGCTATCATCGGACCCATTATCGGGAGATACGAAACACAGTTTCTCGACCCCGTGATAGAGCGTACATATCAAATAGAAACAGAGAAGAAACGTGGACCGGAGATGCCCCCTGTTATTGAAGATTATATGGCGCAGAAGCAGGAAGAGGGCGGGCAGGAAGATGATATTGTCATACGATATATCGGACCGCTTGCAACTATTCAGGAAAGACTTTACAAGACGACAGGTGTGACCCATACTCTTTCGGCAATAGCACCGATTGGTGAAATGCAACTGGCTAATCCCCCTGTATTGGATAACTTTGATTTCGATAAGATGGCACGGGATGTGGCAAAGACACACGGTGCTTCACCTACACATCTGAGAAGCGACAAAGAAGTAAAGAAGATACGCGAAGAGAGAGCAGCACGAGAGCAGGCGATGCAGCAGGCGGCATTGGCGAAAGAGGCTGCCGATGCTGTGCCGAAGCTGGGGCAGAAAGAAGAGAAGGGCTCGGTACTTGACGAGATAAGGCAGGGTGTGTAAATGAAAACGAAAATTGAAGTAACCTATGATTGTTTCGATGGCGTGATAAATGAAAAATTAGATGAAAAAATAAAGGAATATTTGAAACAATTAAATGCCGAATGGTATGCGCAGGGATGGGATGTGGAAAATAAGAAAAGAGATATTTGTTTTGATTGGGAGATAGAAAATTCATAATGGAAAACCAGCGTGAAAAGTATCGTGCAGTATTCAGTTCCGATGTGGGGATTGAAGTATTAAACGACATGGCTATAAACTGCGGATTCTTTGCCGATTTAAAGACATCGGAGCAGACGGTACTATCCAACTTTTACCGATGGATATTAGAGCAGATAGGCGTTTACGATTATGAGCATATTGAGAATGGTGCAGTTTTAAGAAAACTTATGGAGTTGCCATTGATACCGCAGGAAAAGATATATGACTAAGTACGGAGCGAAAGACGGTTCACAAAAGGGAAGAAAGAAAGGCGGTATGGGAAGAAACAGAACGTCAAACTGTAGACATCCAAAGATAAAAGCAAGGAGAAGATAGTGCCGAAGGGAACCAAAGTGTATCGTTGTGTGCATAAGCTGACAAAGAAAGGACGAAGCAAACCATCTGCAATACGTATTTGTCAAAGCTCCACAGGACAATCATATAAAACGGGTAAGAAATCAAAAAAGCAGAAAGGATAATATTATGAATGTAGGAAATTTGGAAGAAGGGGACAGAATGTTATTTAAATACGACAATGAAATAATATTAGATGGATATATTATAGAGCGGATAGACGGATACATAAAAATCCGCACAGCAGATAGAGACGGTGAGAAAAAAGAGATTTGGTATGATAATAGTACGATTGAAATACTGAAAAAATTATAGAAGAAATGACAGATATATGCTTTATATATCTTCCCCATCCTTATTTGAAGAGACCCGATGCACAGTTACCGATGGGAATATTGATGTTAGCGGGGATGATAAAAAGAGATGGACGATATAATGTGGCAGTTAAAAACTATTCTTCAACGACAGCGAAGGAAGCGATTGCTGGGCTTGAAGAAGCACGAATATACGGTATTACCGTCACGAGCACGGAAATCCCGCACGCTTTGGAATTCGCCCAAAAAATAAAGGAGAAGTATCCAGAATCCAAGGTTATTCTAGGGGGACCTGGCACAGTAACTCCAGAGCTTATTGATTGGAATATAATAGATGGAGCGGCACGGGGAGAGTGTGATTTAACGATCTTTGAGATTATTGATAGAATATTAAAGGGTGAAAGATCAATATATATTTATTGCAATCCACCGTCTGATCTCGATTCATTGCCATATCCAGCGCGGGAAATGATTGATGGTCCGTTGGGAGGTGGGGTATTTGCATATGGCAAACATTATATCGGAAATAGTTCTACGGCTATCTTATCAAGTCG